TTTTCTTCAGCATTTATCTTTAACCGATCTTTATAAATCTGTTCAGATCTCTGATACATCCGATCATTTAGATCTTGCTGTCTATTACGGATTTCTAATTGAAGATTATAATTTTGTAAGTTAGTTGCATCTTTATAAGCAGCTAATAGCTCTTCGTTTTTTTTCCTTGCTTTGATCTCTTCAATGATATGTAGACGCTTGGCTTTAGCAGCCTGCTTGTCCATATTCCATTTTTTGACATCATACTTATACTGCTTTTTAACTTGTTCGTTCTGTTTTTTAGCAGAAGAACTTGCGGCCTTAGCTTGTTTTCTACCTCCAATAACAGAGGTAACAGCTCCTATAACAGCTCCGAATATATTATTTTCAATACCTGACGTAGCTAGCTGTTGATCCAGCATAGCCTTGGCAGGGTTTGCCGACATATTAATATCGGCTTCGGTCATCGGCGTACCGAAATCATTCATCATCATATCTATGTTCTCCTATAGAATCTAGGTGAGTATAATCCTTCCCACATCATAGAGTTTAGAGACACAGGGAATGGTGAGTCGTTAAATAATCTTAATGTGAAATTATCTGTTTTTTGGTGAATAGGTAAAATAAATACTGCATGATCTACAATAGCAATATCATTTGCTAAGTATTGATCTGCCATAATTACTGGATTTAAATTGTACCATTCATCCAGATATATTAATATAGTAGCTCCATCTGCAGGTGCTGTATTAAAAGTTATTGTAGTATTATTTGTAACTGTAAAGTCTGTTGATACAACATTATTAACTTTAACTTTTACCTGATCTGAGTCTATATAACTTAAATCAGACTCGTTCCAGCTGTATACTGTTGTTGATCCATCTCCTGTATACTCACGTTTTCCTTGACGTATACCTTTGGATTTTAATTTAAAGCCCATAACTCCTGACAACCCTACAGAAAACTTCATACGAGCTATTGTAAGATTAGCAGTGAAGTCACTACGACTCATTGATTCATCTATTCTAAAATAGGTCTTAGGTAAAATAATATCAAAATCATATTTAAAACCAACAATTACATTACTAGCAATACTTGTTAAGTTTTTAGCTGGTACTTTAAAATAAGTGTTACCACTTTCTACTACACGTTCAGGTGTAATAGTAAAACCAGATTCAATAAACTGACCTGTAGCTGTAGTTCCTTTAATAATAAGAACTGGAGTTAAATTTGTAGCATCATTATAAGGTATGAAACATTTAGAAAAGTTGTTTGTAGAATCATATACAACTGAACTAGCTGTAGCATATAGATCTATACATGGGTTTAGTCTTTGTCCATCGTTGTTAACAATAATAGCATCTTCTGGACTTTGACTTAGGCTAGCTTTACTAAGTGTAAATTGATTAGCTTGTTTTGTTACTGCATAAAACTCATCTGAGTCTGCAGCTATAGTTTGTACATTACCGGGTGCTTCCCAGTTAAACCATGCTTCGACTTTTGTATCTCTGTCTTCAGCATAGGATCTAAAGAAATATATGTAACGAGAACTTTGTCCTGAAAAAGCAATAAACTGGTTTTGTGGACTTGATATCAACGTATCCATAGTAGCTGGTATCCACTCATTTACTGTACGTCCAATGTCAGCTATGTCTGGGTTTTCATCTTCTCCACGTGTAATCATACCAAAAACTCTGGTATAACTAGGTGTTTTACTTATAAAAGTTATGGATGTTCCAGCGTCTACAGGACTAACAAGTGTATCCATCTCAAAGTTAGAGATAGCACGAATAACAGTACTAGACGGTGTAAGTACTCCGTCTCTAGATGCCATCATAAACTGTTGATTAGCACTAAATAGTACAAGACCTTGAGTAGTAGGAAGTATACTGTGCAGTAAAACAGGTTTAGTAGTAGAGCAGCTAAGATCAATAGGATCTGCGTCAGTAACAATCTGTGCAGATGAGTGATAAAAATTAAAAAAATCTCCTGATTGACTCATGGAAACATTATCACCTGACAAGAATCCTAATCT